CAGCTTTAGCTTTTAAGTCTAATTCACGTGATTTTAGTTTTAATAATGGATCACCACCTACCTCAGAGCTTATTTTGTCTTCTTCTTTGGCATAATCAATCATCATTTCAGCAATTAACTTCGCTTTTCGTGATTCTATCTGTGAGGTTATCTGTTGAACACGTTGTGCCATCTGCATCGCTTGTGGATTTTGCTGCATCATCTGTGGATTTTGCATCATTGGCCCGATCTGTTGTTGTATCATCTGCATTTCTTGCATTTCTTCGACAAATTCTAATTGAATCTGCTCTTGTGCCATGAATGAAATGTGTTCTAAAATATTTTTTTGTAATGCCATCATAGCTGCAGGGTTATTTTGCACCATAGATATAGACATAAAACTTAAATGCGCATCAATGTGTGCTTTGTGATCCTGTCCTGGAAACGCTTGAAACGGTTTTCCGTTTATCGCCATGATATTTTCTAACGCCGGATCCATCGGTTGTGGTGGAGCAGGCGGTGGTAAAATAGAATTTACATTTTTCACACCCAACGCATCATACATTGATCTATATGCTTGATATAAATTATGTATACGAGGATTTGATTGCGCTAGTTGTAATTGACTTTGTGCTAAACTAATTCTTTGTGTCTGAGAAAATATATTTGGATCTGCAACAGGTAGGATATCTACACGTTCGTCAAAGTCTTGCACTTTAATTTCTCTAGATGCACCTGGTACATCATAAGGATATACCGGCGGTAAGTATGTTTTAAATACCTCTGCTAATAATTTAAATTCTTGTTTTAATCCCACATATAATCTTTTGTGTATTGCAGACATTACACGTGAACCACGTTCTAATAATGCGACTGTAGTTCCAACAGCAGCCTGTTGATTCATATCACCAACCTGCATGTCAGCGATTGCTGCAAATCTTTGTCCAGCTTGTACAACAATACCCATCAATTGTAGTAAAGTTGCATCAGGACCTTTAAAAGGCAAAGTCATAAACTGATCTTTAATATTACCGCCAGGTGCATCCACATCTCTGAACTCACCAGGTTGTAATGGTTGTGCATCATCTCTAACTCTTATGCCTCTAGATTTAAAACCTGCTGGTAAATTAGCCAAAGTACCTGCATCAAGTAATTGTCTTAATGCTGCGGTAGCTGTTCTAGTTAATCCACCAATCATATGGATCAGACCGAAACCATAGAATCCTGTTCCGGGTAAAAACTTAAACTGCACGAAGTAGTTTGTTTTTTTCTTCAGCGGATCTTGTGGATTGTAGTTTCTTCTAATAGATAAAACTTTGTTACCTGCCTGTGCAACAGTTACAACATATGGTAGTTTGATTCCTGTAGGTTCACCATCTCCGCCCATATCCTCATAACCCTCTAGGTCTAGATTAGTGTGCACCTCGTACAGAGTGTATTGATCCTCTTGGCCATCTTTAGAAATTCCTTCTAGCTCTAATTTTTTATCTTGTAATTGATTCTCTGTAACAGGTGGTTGTCCTAATTCAATATCTCTATAAAATCCTGACACCTGTTGTTTACGTAATTCGTTCTCAGATATTTTAATTACATGAATAACTGCTTCCGCATCTTCCAAACTATTTGCAGAGTATGGAACGATTAGATCGTCCGCTGGTACAAATTTAGATACGGCTCTACCCAAGAGGGAATCATAATAAACTTTTTTAAAGGTAGAGCCGCTAAGAGGGAGATAAAAAAGCATCTGGTCAAACTCGGGTTCGTATTCCGTCATCTGATCCATGATCTGATAATTCATAAAATCTTTAACACGTTTGGCTTGTTCTTCTCTTGCTACATCAGCCGTGCCCATTATTTGCGTTCGCACTGGTCCATCAGCTGGAAGTAACTCTTTATAAGCCTGCGCTTGAAATTGAGTAACTGCTTCCGCAAGAACCGGGTGATTGACACCACTAGCTCCTCTAAAAGGTTCCGTTCGTCTCTCATATTTAAATCCTAAAAGTTCGAGTCCGTTTCGATAGGTATCTTCCCAGTCACCACGGGACTCTTTGTATTCGTTGTACTGGTCTACCATTTTAGCACCCAAAGGTTCTAAGACATCCTCACCTAAAAAATCTGCTAGGTTTTCAAAATGATCTTGGCCGCCTTCTTCTGTTACTGCTCTTGGGTCAAATGCGATCTCTGCACCACCCTCTTCATCCATGGTAACTTCGATGTTACCTTGTTGATTCTTCTTTTCAATAATCTCTTCCCTTGCCTCTACTAATTCTTCTTGTTTTGG